CGGCCTCTTGGACCCTTCCAGACGGGTCTAATGGCTCATCGGCAGCCCTACTGTCGGCAGGCGTCCCCATTGCCAGCCTAGGCCAGGGGAAGAAAATCGTCGCCGGCGGGAAGACCGTCCGCATCACGACCCAAACGCACAAGCCCGGGTCGGCATGGATCACGCTCGTCGTCATCGACGATAACCAGTAAGCGCCGTGGTCAAGGTCACCATTGAGCCCAAGTCTCAGGCTGACTTCCTTGCCGCCATACAGAAGTACGCGACTAGGTCCAAGCAGACCCTGAAGGACGCCACGCTCGAGCAGGCCGCCTTGGCTTGCCAAGACGCGGCAAGGTTTACACCGCCCCTGGCTAAGGGTGGGGGCAAGGGGCTAGACCCCGCAGCTGGTAAGGCAGGCGAGAGGGCGGTTGACCGAGATGTCGGCAAAGTCATTACCTCTCTCAATGGCGGGACCAAGAAGACCCAACAGGCCCGGCTCATCAAGCGCCTCGGCTCGCTTTCTCTTAGCGACAACCCTGCCCTTTTCTGGAAGGTAGCGGCCAAGGGCTCGAGCATCCTAAACGGTAATCCATTCCTGGCTAAGGTACTCTCAGACCGTTACAACGGCTTTGGTACCGTCTGGGGCTTCAAGAAACTGCGTAACTACTTCAACAGGATTGGCACCAAGGTCGCCAATGAAGCGACAAATCAGGCTTACCTGCAAAGCCCGGGCGAAATCAACGCCATCTACAAACCTGTCTACAACCGCACCGGCGGGCGTCTCTGGAAGCAAGGCCGTAACGTTAGCGGCGTTAACTGGATGTTTAAGTACGTCGCCGAGAATAAGGGCGACATCGAGACCTACGTCGCCCAGCGCCAGCAAACTGTCGGCGCCATCAAGTCAGGCTGGGCCATGGCGCTTCGCTCCCTTGCCAAGCCCATAATTAATGGCGTCCCTAAAGACTTCGGAGTCGAGCTGCTCAAGACCGCTTGGATCACAAGGCACACCTCAGTCCCTGGTCGAAACACTTCCACCTTTACCGACAAGATTGCCGAGGTAACAATCACCAACAGCAAAGGCAACGTCAACGGCATCGCCGATCAGGCTGGTGTCCTCGGCCTCGTCTACGGCAACCGCGTCAAGCAAATGCCCGGACGCATCCGCCACTTGCTCCAGCTCGACATCAACAAATTTAACAACAAAACATAACAATGGGAACCCGCTCCATCCGTCACATCGTCGAGTCTACCGTCGCGACCTACCTCTCGACCCAGACCGGGCTGACCACCGTGTCCTTCCTGACCGGGGACAACAACGCCACCCAGACCTTACCCAAGGCCGTGGTCCTTTGCGAAGCCGCCCGAGCACCTAGCGACCTCCCCGAAGGCGAAGGCAACTTCTCCTGCTCAGTCCGCATCACGCTCTTCTCAAACGCCGACGATACGACCCTCGCCGATCACCGCCTGCGCTGCGCCGCCCTGTCCGGCAATATGCGCGACCTGACCTCCATTAAGGCGGCCTTTACCGCCACGGGCGACGCTTCCTGCTATGACGTCACGATGCAGTCCGAAGACGAGGGTATCGACGAGCGCTCCTGGGCAACCTCGTTCACCTTTGACCTACTGGCCGTCTTCCCTGCGTAAGGTTACCAAACCAAGCAACTGTATCTATGGCAGCTATAAATAACGGCACGGTCTGCTTGTACGCAATTTCAGGTTCTGTTACGAATTTATTCGTGCAGTCCTACAGCCTGTCTTCCTCGTTTAACGCTGAGGCCACTGTGGTCGACGAAGACGGCCTGACCAAGACCCACCGCCTGGACGACCGCAAATCCGAGATTACTATCGAAGGTATCTGCAAAACCTCCTCGATGCCTGTCCTTGGCGTGGCTCTCAGCTTTACGCTAAACGCCGAGACCGCTTACCCGGGTGGCTCTGCGTCTGTTTCCTTTGTCGGCACGGTCACCAAGATTGACGAGAAGGGCTCTAACAAGGGCTTCACCGCAGTCACCGTGACGGCCATCGATTACGAAGGCATCACGCCTGCCTAATTGACTTAGCCCCAAGTGGGCTACACTAGGCGCATGGACAAACGGTTCCTCGCGGCCATGATAGACCCAGCGCCTCTTCCGAGGTTTCTGGGTCGAACTCTTTACCCATGGTGCCTTAAGTACCGGGTGCGACTGATGGCCTTTGACTCGCCGCTGGTCACCGGCTCTCGCGGCATCACCCCTGCCGACCTTATCTTCGCTTGTCAGGTATGCGCCGAAGAACCCCTGGGCGACATCGGTTGGCGCGATCAGCTGCGGATGCTATCCCTAGCCCGCAACCCCGAAAAGTTTGAGGCTATGCTCGAAGCCTTTTCCGGCTACATCCTGGTTCAAGACTGGCCTAAATTCTGGGAGCAAACAAAGAAAGCCAGCGGAGGAAGCAAGGGCGTACCGTGGCCCCTATCCATCGTCGCGAACCTAATCACCAACGGCATCGACGAGAAGCGGGCGTGGGAGATGCCGGAGTGTCAGGCCATCTGGCTTAACTCCGCCCTGGCTATCTCCAAAGGTGCGGAAGTGGCGATCATGTCGCCCGAGGAGGAAGCCTTCATGGCGGAGGAGCAAGCCAAGGACGCGGCGGCCACTGCTTCCAATCCTGCAAAGGAAACCCCCTGACATGGCCCAAGACCTGACAGTCAACATTAAGACCACCTCCGACGTCCCGCAGGCGATGGACAAGGCGAAGGCCGCCACCGTAGGCTTCGGCAAGCAGGTCGACGACGTAGGCAAGAAGTTTAGCACGGCATTCAAAGATATTGCTTTAGGATATTTGGCTCCACTTATCTTGCTCAATAAGGCCATTAGCATGATTTCTGATAGCATCGAAAAATCTAAGCAAGAAATTAAAGACCTGCGCGACTTTGCCGCTACTAGCGACTCTAAGTTCCTTGACCCAAAGACTAAGTATTTGGCAAACCTGCGCGTTGCTACTGATCGTGAGCGCATGGATCGAGGCATGGCACCAAAGGCTACTACCGAAGAGTATGCGTATTTTCTTCAAAACGACCCACGCTCTGGGCAGGTGCTGCAAAGTGCTGGCTTAGGAGCAAACCTTAAAGCCCTTGTCGCTGGCGTTTTTTCAAGTGGAGACGAAGGGGCTGCTAAATCGCTTGCATCTAATCCTGAAATCAAGGCAGCCATTGACCGAATTATTGAAAAGGCAGCCAGTGAAGCTGCGACTAAAGGCACAGAGCCAGCAAAGAAAGATCAAAACTTCAAAGGCCCCGAGGGCTTCTCCAATGTCATCGGCGTCGGCGCCAACCCTGTGCTTGAGAACATGACGCGCCAGACCGATATCCAACAGGCCATCCTTGATTACATCCGCACCCCCGCTTCTCGTACCGGTATCACTGACGTTGACTTTACCAAGCAGCCGATTGACATTCGGAACGTATCCTAACTTATGGCACGCGTTGATCAAGGAGACCCTCTAGTCGGGCTAGTACTTCAGCCAGGTTGGACCGTCCAATCTGACGGCTTCGGCCTGAACACCGGAACCGCTACGTTTAAAACCGACAGCATTAACCCGCCGACCTTAGACGTTAAGGGCGACGCGTTCCCTAATGCGAATTATACCTATATGAAGGCCCACAAAGCCTCTATGGTTTTTGATGAACTGGGCATCTTGACGATGCGTGTGGATTACGTCGGCATTGACCCTGGAATTAACGGGGGTTTAATTACTAACCCGAACTGCTCTGCGGCGAACGGTCTAACCGCCGACAACATCACGGCGCACCCTAACTTCTTTGTGTTTGCAGGCGCTCCCTACTTAAGTGCGATTGCTGGACCTGCTCCCTACACGCAGGACGCCCCTAACAACTTTGCCCCTATCGTTAATGGACGTCCCGCTTACCTCGGCTTAAACGGATCATGCTTTGAGACTGAGAACGGTGGTCGTTTTATTGGCTTCGTTAACCCCACTTACTCACAGTACTATGGTAAGACAAGTTACCTAGCACCGACTACGAGCTACTCTGGGATTATGTACTGCTCGGACGAGGCGCAAGTTACTGTGCTTCTCGAACTGCTAGGAACTTCTAGCGCCACTAACTCTTGGAGCACATTCCCTCTGCTTCCTAATTGGGCTCCGGTCGGCGTTGACGACATTAACAGCAACCCAGTGAACCTGCTGTCGCAAGTCAACGTTGAGGAGTTCGCCCTGATCTACAAGATTAACTACGAAATCCGTTACTCTCGCGTTGGTTGGGAATTAGATGTTTACAAGCAATACTAAGCCATGGCTATCCAACCTGGACCTGGATATAATTTCTCGGCCTCAAGCCTAGGCGAAAATCTTACCATCCTTCAGCCTTGGAGCGAGCTTGGCGGCGTGTCAGTCCTGCCTCTATGGCCGAAACTTAATGTTAACAAGGTGACGATTGTTCCCGGTACGGTTAACCGCGTTGTCCCACTTATCGGCGGTACGGCTATCGACGCAGTCCCTGCACCAGAACTCACTGTTACGGGTGAAGGCTATATTACGATCCAGTTGGAATACGTCCCAGCTACGTTCTTTCCGCGTAGCGCCGAAATCATCTTTTACCCTGGCTCGGTTACCCCTTCGGATACAGTGACCTATGGGTATTACCCTCTGGCAAAGATTAACTCGGTGACAGTCGGACCAACCACGACTTACTCCATGATTATCTTCTCTTACGGGAACTTCGTCTGCAACCGGCTACAGTCAGGCGCTAACCCTGCCGCTTGGTACTGGGCCACTATTACTCCGCAGCCCGGAGTTTAAGGCCATGCCTTACCCAGTCTGGGACAACTTAACGTCCTATCCGGTAAATTCAATCGTGTCGTTTAACGGCCTGTTATACATCGCCACGTTCTACCACAACCCTGCCAGCAATTCTCCACCCAACGTAGAGACTGGCCTGCACCCTTCTAACCCTGGCCTGTTCGGACTGCAACGCAGCTGGACGCTCTACAGCACTTTGCCGACTGGCTACTCAGACTCTGTTTTTGTCCCTGGCAGAAACATTTTAACCAAACCAGTGGACTTCGGTGATCAGTATAGTTTAGACGGCGCTGTGGTTCCCGGCATTTACGGCAATCAATATGGAATAGCGCAGGACTATTACATTGGAACTCCTAACAATCCAGCCAGCCCCTGCCCAGTTGATAAGTGCATCTCTATGCTGGTAACTACTTCAGGGCTGACCTATGGGAACGCATTTCAGGAAATTCGCACTATTATAAACCCAGTCCTAGGACCAAGCGGTTACTACATTGACGGCCCTACCAATTACCCATCGATAGATACTCTTTATGTATGGTGGGGTATCCAGGCCGCCTACGGCTTCCGCAGGAGCGTAACACTTTACTGCGACACAATAGACGCGAGCGGCAATCCACTTTTGCAGACCCAAACCTTTACCCCTACGGACGATAACTATAACGTAGGGCCTTCTACCGCGATTGCGTGGTACGCCCCCGGCAATCAGTCGACGACCTTTACTTCGTATTTAGGCGCCTTCACTTTATACAGCGCCTACGAGATCGCCCCCAACGACTGACCCCCCACCCCCTGCTACCAATCAGGGCAACATTAAGACCCGATGAGCTGCAACACCGTCACCTTTAAGCGCGGCACCTCCTTTGGGACGTCTGTTGCTTTCACGCCCGACCCTCCGCCGGCCATCCAGACCTTGAGCGGCGTCACCGTCACCTCAACCATAGTCGACGCGGATCGCAACGAGTACGAGCTGACCGTCGTAGTAGCCGGGAACTTCCTGTCCTTTACCGCGGACTACGTCGGCTCGACCGCTGACTGGGCTATCGGAACGGCCCGTTGGGACATCAAGTTCAGCCAGGGCAGCACGGTCTTCTATTCCGAAACCATGCGCCTCGACATCATCGGTCAGGTGACCCTCTAATTTCATGCCCCTCACGATCACCATCAACGAAGCCGCACCGGGCACCTTGACCATCGGCGTCGGCACCCCTGGCGTGGGCGTTCCTACGGGCGGCACAGCGGGCATGGTGCTAACGAAGGTTGACAGCACCGACTACAATACGGTCTTCGCTACCCCTTCCGCTGACTTCATCACGGCGGTCACGGCGCCTCTTGCAGTAGCCAACGGAAACCTGACGGTCAACCTAGCGGCCTATCTCACGACGGCCACCGCCGCGACGACCTACTACCTCCAGACCAACCCGGCTGGATACCAGACCGCCGGAGACTTAAGTTCGGCCCTGTCGCCGTACCTCCTGAGCTCGACGGCGGCCTCGACCTACTATCCCCTGGTCGGTAACCCTAGCGGCTTCCTGACCTCGGCCCCAGTCACCTCCGTCGCTGGCATGACTGGCGCGGTAGTCCTGGCTAACACTGACATTAGCGGACTCGGCACGATGTCGACGGCGACCGCTGCGGACTACTCGACGACTGCCGCGGCAAACGGTCTTTACTATCCCCTCTCGGGTAACCCTTCGGCGTTCCTGACTGACGCACCTTCCGACGGCTCGACCTATGGCCGTAACAACGGTGCTTGGGCTGTGGCTAGTGGTGGCGGCTTTATCACTAGCGTAACTGCTCCCCTGTCGGTTACCTCGAACGATCTGTCCGTGGACCTGTCGGCTTACCTGCCCCTTGCTGGCGGCACGATGGTGGGCTATTTATATAGCAACGTCTTAAACGGAATGGACAGCGTGATGACTGAAGCAAACTTTAAAGTCAAAC